ACAGCTTTGCTGTTGAAGGTGCCAAGATCGGTTCTACCCTGCGTATTCGCCTGCCAGACCGCGCTCTGGTCACTGACGGTGCCGCCCTGCAAGTTCAGGATGACAACGAGCAGTACACCACGCTGACCGTTTCGACGCAAAAGCACATTGGTGTTAACTTCACCAGCGCCGAGCTGACGATGCAGTTGGACGATTTCGCAGAGCGCGTTCTCAAGCCGCGTATCTCGCAGTTGGCCTCCAGCATTGACGCTGACGTTGCAAATGCTTACAAGAACATTTACTCGTCGGTTGGTTCTCCAGGCACGACCCCAGGCACTTCGCTGGTTCTGCTGCAAGCGCAACAGAAACTCAACGAGAATGCTGCTGTGATGACCCCACGTTATGCAACGGTTAACCCCGCTGCCAACGCTGGTCTGGTTGAAGGCATGAAAGGTCTGTTTAACCCAACGGATACCATCAGCAAGCAGTTCAAGAACGGCATGATGGGTACGGGCGTGTTGGGCTTTGACGAGATCAATATGTCTCAGTCGATCAAGCAGCACACCACGGGTAACTTCCCTGTTTCGCCTATTGTTTCTTCTGGCGCCACGTTTGCTGAAGGTCAATCGACCCTCGCCATTACGTTCAGCAGCGGAACCAAAACGGTTAAGCAAGGCGACGTATTTACCATCGCTGGCGTGTACGCGGTTAACCCACAGACCCGTGAGTCAACTGGTTCGCTTCAACAGTTCGTTGTGACCGCTGACAACAGCGTGTCCTCGGGCACTGCAATGACCTTGGCAATTTCTCCGGCGCTTTACACGTCGGCAAATGCTTTGGCTACGGTTGATTCGTTCCCGGCAACTAGCGCAGCTATCACGTTCCTTGGAACGGCTTCGACCCAGTACCCGCAGAACCTCGTGTACCACAAGGACGCGATCACGTTTGCAACGGCTGACCTGCTGCTGCCTCAGGGTGTTGATATGGCTGCTCGCGCAGTGCATAACGGGATCAGCTTGCGTGTGATTAGGCAGTACGACATAAATAATGACAGACTTCCATGTCGTATTGATGTTTTGTATGGCTTCTCAACGATTCGTCCGCAGATGGCTTGCCGCCTCTGGGGTTGAACCTTTTTTTAAGGAAATATCATGGCTCTCCCTAATGGCGCAGGTGGTTACCAAGTTGGTGACGGCAACCTGAATGAAGTTATCCTTGGCTATCAAGCCGCTCCTTTGTCTGTGACTGGTACCGCAACCCTGACCGCCGCACAGCTCGCCTCTGGCGTTTTGCTGGTTGGTTCGGGCGCTACCGCTGCCCAGACGTATACGCTGCCCACCGGCGCGTCGCTAGACGCTCTTGTGACCAGCGCCAAGATCAACAGCACGTTTGAACTCGTGCTGGTGAACTTGGGTACGTCCTCGGGTACGGCAGCGCTTGCAGCAAGCACCGGCATCACTGATGGCGGGAATGGACTGGTTGCGGTTGCTGTTACCTCCAGCGGTCGCTTCTTGTTCCGCCGCACCGGCGATTCGACTTGGGTCGTTTACCGCGTCTAAGTCTAAGGGGGAGGGCCACAAGCTCTCCCCTTTTTTAAGGAAATTACTATGCCTAATACGCAAGCAATTGGGGTCGCGTATTCCGATCCTGAGTTTACGACCTGTTACGCAAGCCAAGAAATCGGTTATAGCGCAGCAGCCCAAGGTACTGTGACGCAGGCAACAGACAAGTCAACGGCAGTTACGTTGAACAAGTCTGCTGGTCGCATCACAATGAACAACGCGGCTTTGGCTGGATCTACTGCGGTTTCGTTTACGTTAAACAACAGTTTGATTTCCACCAATGACGTAATTACTGTCTGTATCTCTAGTGTTACCACTGGTAGTACCGCTGGGGCGTACACCTCTTACGTTTCTAATATGTCTGCTGGTTCCGCCTCAATCACGTTGCGTAATTTAAGCGCAACTTCATACTCTGAAGCAGTTATTATTAACTTCTGCATTATCCACGGCGCTTAAACGGCGGGGCTTCGGCCCCACCATCCGAGGTTTACGATGGCGACATATTCGGCTGGCGATCAGATCAATCGCGCCCTGCGTTTATTGGGCGTTCTAGCAGAAGGTGAAACGCCCTCGGCATCAGTGTCGCAAGACGCGCTGATGGCGATGAATCAAATGATTGACAGTTGGAATACAGAAAAACTGTCAACATTTAATACCCAAGATCAGACATACCTTTGGACGCCCGGTCTGATCACGCAGACGCTTGGCCCGTCTGGTGACTTTATGGGCAATCGCCCAATCCTGCTGGATGATGCGACATACTTCCGTGACCCGACAACAAACGTCAGTTACGGCATCAAGTTTATCAACCAGCAGCAGTACGACGGGATTGCGGTCAAGACCGTGACTTCCACTTATCCGCAGGTGATGTGGATAAACATGGAATACCCCAACATTACGATGACGATCTATCCAAAACCTACGCGGGTTTTGGAGTGGCATTTTATTAGTGTTGACGAACTGTATCAACCGGCAACTCTGGCGACTACGCTGGCCTTCCCACCGGGTTATCTGCGGGCTTTTACCTACAACCTGGCGATGGAGATCGCGCCTGAGTTTGGCGTTGAACCATCGCCGCAGGTGCAGCGTATTGCTATGACTAGCAAGCGCAACCTGAAGCGCATCAACAACCCTGACGATGTAATGGCGATGCCTTACTCGTTGGTGGCGACGCGCCAGCGGTTTAACGTGTACGCCGGTAACTACTGATGAAAAGTCCCATTTTGGGATCAGCGTATGTTGCTCGGTCGGTCAACGCTGCCGACAACAGAATGGTGAACTTGTTCCCAGAGATCGTGCCAGAGGCCGGCAAAGAACCGGCATTTCTGAATCGAGCGCCAGGACTCAAGTTTTTGGCGACAATCGGCAGCGGCCCAATCAGGGGCTTGTGGGCGTACTCGTCCAATGACACCGATGCGTTTGTAGTGTCTGGCACTGAGCTGTACAAGATCAACACAAACTACACTGCGACGATGCTCGGCACCATAGCAGGCTCGGGGCCGGTCAGTATGTCTGACAATGGTACGCAGTTGTTTATCGCGGCCAACGGTCCAAGCTACATCTACAACAACAACACCAACGCTTTCGGCCAAATCACTGATCCAGACTTCCCCGGAGCGGCGACTGTTTGTTACCTAGATGGCTACTTTGTGTTCAACGAACCAAACAGCCAAAAAATGTGGATTACCGCGCTGCTAGACGGTACGTCTATTGACCCGCTTGAGTTTGCCAGCACGGAAGGGTCGCCGGATGGCTTGGTTGCAGTAGCGGCAAACTTCCGCGAGGTCTGGGCGTTTGGCACAAACTCTATTGAGGTCTGGTACGACTCTGGCGCTACGGACTTTCCGTTGCAACGCATTCAAGGTGCGTTTAACGAGCTGGGATGCGCCGCTCCGTATTCTGTCGCCAAGATGGACAACGGTATGTTCTGGCTTGGGCGTGACCGGCGCGGCCAAGGTATGGTCTACCGAGCCAACGGTTACACCGGCCAGCGCATTTCAACCCATGCGGTCGAATGGCAGATCCAGCAATATGGCGATATTTCGGACGCAATCGCCTATACTTATCAACAAGGCGGACATTCTTTTTATGTGTTGACATTTCCGTCGGGCAACGCCACTTGGGTATACGATGCGGCGACGGAAGCCTGGCACGAACGAGCTGGTTGGGTAAACGGTGAGTTTACACGGCATCGCAGCAACTGCCAGATGGCGTTTAACAATCAAGTGATTGTTGGCGACTTTGAAAACGGCAACATCTACGCCTTTGATCTAGACGTATACGCCGACAACGGCGGCATCCAAAAGTGGCTGCGGTCGTGGCGGGCGCTGCCAACCGGCCAAAACAATCTTAAGCGCACGGCCCATCATACGTTGCAACTTGATTGTGAGACGGGTGTTGGCTTAAACACTGGTCAAGGGTCAGACCCGCAAGTAATGTTGCGCTGGTCTGATGACGCCGGTCACACTTGGTCAAACGAACACTGGTCGCCAGTTGGCAAGATCGGCGTCTATCAGCAACGGGTGTTCTGGCGGCGTTTGGGTATGACCTTAAAACTGCGTGATCGGGTCTACGAAATCTCAGGCACCGATCCGGTCAAAACTGTGATTATGGGCGCAGAGTTGATTCTGAGCGGTACAAATGCCTAATGTGACGCCGATCACGCCGCCACGGGTTCCGATTATTGACCCGCGTACAGGGTACATTGATCGCGCTTGGTACTTGTTCTTTTTGTCGCTAAACAATGCCGCGACTCAGGTTTATGACAACCCGGATGTTAGCCCCAGTCCAGAATCGTTGATTGCGTCTTACGACGCCGAGCTTCAAGCGTTGGCGCAAGTTGTAAACACTCAGCCGCCGCAAACTGATGCTTCCGAGTTAAGCAAACAGATTGATGCGGCTGGTTTGTCTGATCAATCTTCGTCTTTGTTGTCCCAGATTGCGGAGTTGCAAAAGCAAGTTGATGCGCTTAATTCGTTGCCTATTGCACAGCCTCCAAACATCACAAATGGCGCATCCATTTTGTATGGCGATAATCTTGGCGGATTTAGCAACGTCACCATTGGATCGGGTGTTAGCTTTTCTAGCGGTACATTGTCTGCTACAGGATCGGGTGGCACGGTAACTGCGGTAACAGGCACAGCACCTATTGCATCAAGTGGTGGCACAACACCGGCGATCAGCATTTCTCAGGCCACTACGTCTACCAACGGTTACTTGAGCAGCACCGACTGGAACACATTTAACAACAAGCAACCTATTGCCGCACCAGTAACGTACACGGCAAACTTTTCTGTTGCGGCTACAGATGTATGGATCAT